GACTCCCGAGAAGCTGACCGAAGCAGAACCGCCGGGATAAGCCGAAGCGGTCTTGGCCGTAAAAGAAAGGGTGGCGCCTAGGGCAGGAATCGACGAAGCGCTTGCCACGCCCTCGATTGTAATCTCGGAGCGGCGGTCGTCATAACGAGCCGTAATGGTGCGGCCAGTCTCATCGACCACCGTGCCGGTGTTGTTAAAGCCAGAAGAGACGGAGTAACTTTGCACGAAAAGCGAGGCCTCTTGGCCGGCTCCGATTCCGTAGAGGCAAACAGTTCCGGTATTTACAGCGGCGCACATGGTTACAGTTGCTTGGTTTGGTAACCTTACGCGGGGAAGACGGTCAGGATGTCGAAGGTGAACGAGGTCGCCCAGGAGCGCTCGTCGATGCCCTCGTCTTCGGACTGCATGGTAACGTCATAGCAGGACGCGTCGCCAGTGGCCGTGAAGGCCGCCTTGATGGAGGTCAGGTCACGCATATTGCCGGACAGGGCGGCACAGCGTAGGCGGTGATCGGCGAGAGTCGTGTCGTCGGCGTTCGAGAAGAGGGTAATGCGGACCGAGCAGCTGAAGTTGCCTTCGCCTTCTGGCAGGTCGGATGGTGCCCGAGCGGCTTCGCAGAGGACCACGGCCTTCGGCAGGGTCTGGGTCGCGGCGCTGTCGCCCGTCAGGAACGTGACGGTGGTCAGCCCGGTCTGGGTGGAGAGGTAGGTCGCGACGGTGGCCTCGACAATGTGACGGATAGATTTAGTGCCCATAAAGTTTAGCGGCGATTAGCGCGCTGGATAGTGGTGTTCATGTGTTTCTCAAAGCGGGCCTTCATCTGCTTGATGCGGTTAGCGTAGACCAGGGGCAACACGGAAGCGTCGACGCCGATGTTGTTCACGTTGCCCTGGCTGTTGGTCACGCTCAGCTCGACGACCTTCTCATTGGCGAGGAGGCTGTTGCTTCCGCGTACCTGCGTGTGCCGGTTAATCCATGCCACCTTGAGCAGGTCGACCCCGAAGTCTTTGGGTATGCCGTTAATCATTGGCTTAGGCAGGGAGCGCAACGCCGAGGCCCAGCCAGACTTAATCATGCCGACCATCTGCTGACGGTCCTTAATGTATTGGGTCAGCTCGGACTTAGTCTCGACAAGCATCTTGATGGTGACCGGGCGCGTGCCCTTGCCGATGCGTCCACCGTACTTGGCCTTAATGCGGTTATGCGGAGGACGCAGATCGGTGACGAAGCCCTGACCGTATTCGGTCTGGATGGGGTTGGTCGTGTTAAAGTAGTTCTTAGCCTTGGCGAACGCCCGAGTGTAGTCCTGGTCATTGGCAATCTTCCGCAAGATTGGCGGCAGACCCTTCAGCGCCTGAAGCGTACCCTTGCCGATAATCTTGTTAAACAGGCCGAGGTCGTTGGACTTGGTGGCGTAGGCCAGCTGATTGCCGAGGAGGCCCGCAGCTGAGTTGGCGTTACGGTCGTTTGCGGCGACGTAGAGCTTCTTGATGTCTCCGGCCACGGCTTCGTCGCCAGCGGTCTGGGCGGCCTTCGATAGTCCACGGCCTCCGCCCTTCGGCATAGGAGGGGTAAAGGTTGCCGCGTCTTGGCAGGCAAGGGCGGCTTGTTCAAGCGCCGCGTCCCGCATGGTCTGCCCGGTGTTGGCCGCGAACTGACGCAGGCCAGCCATGAACTCAGCCTGAGACTTCGGACTGATGCTGACCGTCACCACGGCTTTACTGGTTATCGTCGATGACGACGAGCGTGATCCATGCCGACCCGGGCTTGTAGGTCTGGGTCGTGATGCGGACGGTCTTCCCGCCGGCGACGATTTTCTTGCCTTGGCCTAGGCTGGCGATGGGGACGCCTGCCGACAGTAGGGCCGCCGATGACCCATTAGACCCGTCTGGGAGGGTCCAGGAGGCCGTTACAGCGGGCATCCTGACCGAGTACTGGGTCCGCTCCATATACCCACCTGCTTCGAGGACGGTCATCACGGCGGGGTCGGAGATTAGGCACTGAAAGGTGATGGCCCCAGAGTTAGCGGTTCCGGCCACGCCGAAGTCCGCGATCATCTCTTTAGCGTCAGCGAGAAAGTCAGCGTAGAGGCTCATCCTATCATTGCCGCCTTTGGGAACTAGGCACAAAAAAAGGGCCCCTTTCGGAGCCCTTTAAGTTCGTTGCCTTGGCCGCTATTAGGCGGAACAAACGCGGTAGAGCGAGGTCGAGCGACCGACAGCAGCACCGAACATCAGAGTGGCCGTGACGTTCAGGAAGCCAGACTGCTCCATGCCGACGAGCACCTGGACACCGAGACCCGTGGTGGCGTCGACAGCGTTCGAGACTTCGAAACCGGGGATGCCTTCAGAGTCAGGCAGAGCGGAGGCGAAGGCGATAGCGTCAGGGCCAGCGACGAAGCCAGCAAGGCCTTCGCCGTTGCCGGCGAGATTGGCGAACTGGTAGATGCGGGCGCCGGCGATGATGCCGAGGTCGCCGTCGCGGATGATGTTCGCGCCGAGGACGTTGTTGCCGACGATCGTGGTGTCCTTACGGAGACCAGCAATGTAAGCGCTGTTGAGCACGGCGAAGCGAGGGCTCGGGGCCTTGGCGTCGTCGAGAATCTTCTGCACACCCACGAGTTCGTCGTAGGAGAGGTCAGCACCAGTAACGGCGCCGGAAGCGTAATTAGCGACAGTGACCTGAGCGTTGATGACGTCCATGACCTTCTGGGCGAGACCGATAGAGGCGGTCTGAACGAAGTTGTTGACGAAGAAGTCTGCGCCGTAGTCCTTCAGGTTCGAAGGGGTGAAGCGGCTGGAAATCTTGAACTGGGTCAGGGTGACAGTCGCCGACGTGACAGTCGCGTCATCGGAGGTGAGGGAGCCACCAGAGCCGAAGGCGGTAGCGGTCGAGGTGCCGATGAGGGGAACCTGGATCGCCATGCCGGTGGAGCCGGGACGGGCGGAGAAGACAGACGAGATGCCGGAGAGGACCGGGAGCTTGTTCTGGAGGGAGGAGAGGACGCCAGCCGACAGTACTGACGGGGCGGCAGAGATTGCGTTAGCCATGATGTTTGATTAGGTAGGGTTGAGGGAAATTAGAAAGAGGCCTTGATTATCGCGGAGCGATGGGCCTCGAAGTAGGCGTTGCGTTCCTTGGACCCGACAGGCAGGGCCATGAAAGCGACGTAGTGGTTGACGGCCTCGGCAGGAGCACCGTCGCCCTGGGGAAGGGCAACCGGGGTGACGCCGACAGACGCGGCAATCTTGGCGGCCTCTTTGGAGGCGCTGACCTTGACGGCTTCAGCTTCGAGCGCGGCGGCCTTGAGGGCGGCGGCTTCGGCTTCGATGCTCTTGACGACTTCGGTGAGGCTGGCGATGGAGGCGTCCTTGACGGAGGCTTCGACCTTCAGGCTTTCGAGTTCCGCGGCGGCGCCGACGGTGAGCTTCTCGACGGTGGCACGGAGGTCATCGCGTTCGGCGGTGAGGCCCGAGAGGGCAGCCGAGGCTTCGAGCAGTTGTTCTTCGATGGTCATCTTGAGTTTGCGGGAGTTGGAAACTTAGAAAGACCGCAGGGCTTCGGAGAAGGAGTCGGCCAGCCCGGTAACCAGTCCCTGGGCGGCGGCCTGCTTGCCGGAGAAGGTCTGACCTTCCATGGCTTCGGCCTTGACCATCTTGCGCTTCATCAGGACGGCGGCCTTAAACTCGGAGTGAATCTCGTCCACGCTCTCTTGGAGGTTCGCCATCTGGCCTTCGTCGAGGGTCGTGCCTTCGATCCCAGCGCCCTTGTACTTGCCGGACTTAATGACGACCATCTTGATACCAGCCATCTTAGCGGCTTCGGAATAGTCAGGGACAGCGAGGTAGACGCCGATACTCCCGACCGTGGCAGACTTAGAGGACATCACCCGATCAGCGGCAGAGGCGACCCAGTAGGCAGCGGAGGCCATCTCGGTGTCGGTGTAGGCCATCGTCGGCTTCTCAAGGTTGCGGACCTTGTTGGCGAGTTCCTCAATGCCGGTGACCGTGCCACCAGGGGAGGAGACTTGCAGGGCGATACGCGTCACGTCTGGGTTCATGGCGAACGCATCGACGGCGTCAGAGATGTCAGCAACGTCCACGGCGCCCATCATCTTCTCGATAGGAGAAAGGCGAGGGCCACCGATCACGCCAAAAATAGGCACGACGCCGACACCGTCAGCGGTGACGTAGGGCTTGGGGGCGACGCCGAAGAGCTGCGCAAGCATATCGGTAAAGCCGAACTTCTCAGCCAGGACAGCGTGGTCCTTGGCCTTGGCCGGGTCGATGAGTAGGGGCTCGCGGCCCGATAGGCCATTGGTAAGGAAGCGCATAAAGTTAAGAGTTGGGTTGGTCTTTCGAGGCGGGCTCTTCCATGTCGGCAGGCTCGTCTTCGACTTCTGCTTCGTCTTCGTCGACAGCCTCGACCGTTCCGATCGGGGTGTTGGTCGGGCGGAAGAGCAGCTCGAAGGGGATGCCGTACTGCTTGGCTAGGTCTTGGATGTGCACCATGTCAGCGGCGCGCTTGTTCATCTCAGTGCGGAAGTCTAGGCCTCGCTGGGCGTAGAGCTCAGACATGGACAGCAGGCCCATCTCAACGTCGGCACGGTCGTTAGCGGCTTCACGGCCAGCGTCGACGGTGACAGACTTCGGGGTCGTCCATGAGACCTCGGTCCACTTCGGGTCGTCTGGGATGTCGCCGGCGGCGATGCCCTGGCCGATGATGTAGCCCCAAGTCGGGACGCAGAACTGTTCGATGACGATGGTCTGGTACTTGGCGAAGACGCGGCCAGCCTTGGCGGTGACGAGGCGAACGGTGGCGCCGCCTAGTTTGGAGGAGTCGCCGACGAACTCGTAAGGCAGGACGCCCTGAGCGATGTCGCGTTCAAGCGCCTGTAGGAAACCGACGAACGTGCTGTTAGGGCGGTTGCTCTGGAAGGAGTTGAGGGACTCGCCCTGGTCAAGCACCAGAAGTTTGCCGCCCATCGTGTTGGCGATGGAAGTGTAGGAGGGGGTGTTCAGTGCGCCGAGCTCGTTGGCTGTGTCCTGATCGAGGACGCCGCCGTTTTTGGAGATAGTGCGTACGACGTCCCCGTTGTCCTTACACGCCTGCTTCTCCAAGGCTAGGATTTCCATGGAGTCCTGGATACTCAGAATACTGGATTGCATCAGGGGTACTCCACGGGCGCCGCTGGCGTACTCATGGTCGACGACGTGCATCATGGACTGAGCAAGGATTTGACGGTTCGAGCCGTCAGACTTGTAGACGTTGACCGCAGTGTATTCACCGTAGGGGCCGTAGACGATACCGTCGTGGATGCCTGGAATGACGACCGTCTCTTCGAGGGGGTCACCGATGCGGTGGGCTTCCATCAGCTGTAGTTTCGCTTCGCCCGTAGCGTTACGCACCTTGGCGGCGAACGAGTCACCGTCACGGATCATACCGCGGAGGAGAATGGCCTGACAGTTGTAGAACGAAAAGCGGTTTGTGATGTCGATGCGCTTGCCCTTCTCTGCAAAGTAAGCCTCGTAGCGTTCCTGCATCTCAGGGGTCGACGCGTGGCTCTGGGCCTTGATGCCGTCGCCCACGGAGTAGAGCACCATGTCATTAAGAATCTGTTTAAACAGGCCGCTGTTCCGCTCTGCCCATCGGCACTTGCGGATCATCGCCATGCGGTTCCACGGCGTCAGGTCTTGGCGTAGGTCGCCCGGTGCTTGACCGAAGATGGCACGGCGCGAGTTCGAGAACATCGTGCTCTGCCAGCCCGAGTAACTGCCACCGAAGCCGCTGCCCTGCGTGTCCATGACGGCGGCCTGCGGCTTCAACGAAGGCGCCTGCCCGGTCTTAGGCTTGGGGGCACGGAGGCTGACAGTCGGGATTTTCTTGCGGGGGGCCATAGATTAGTCGCGGCGCGTAGACCAGGAGGTCGAGATGACCGTGGTCCTGCGTCCGTAGGTGGCCGGGTCCAGCCTTGATAGGGCGAACAGGGCCTCGGCAAGCATCTCGCGGGCGGGCATGACCATCTGGCGGCTGGCACTCGAACCGCTATCACTGTAACTCATGAGGGTTTTGCCCTCAGTAATGAGCGACACAGCCTTGGCTTTGATGTCGAGGAGTTCGCACTCCGTAAGTCCGATGAAGAGTCCAGAGGCCATTTAGTATTGCCCAGATTGGAACGAAGAGGGGGGTGCGCCGACCAGCCCACGCCACAAGCTTCTTCCTTCTTGCAACACCGTCCGGCGCACCCTTGCAGATAGCGTGCTCATGTTCCGCTCTGAGGCAAGTCGGTTTCGGTGGTTTCCCTGCCGGCAATGCCCCAGCGGACGGCGGCTAGGAGGGCGAGGATTTCGCAGTCGAGGGCGTGGTTGTCCTTCTTGCCCTGGGGAAGTATCCAGTGCGCCTTGCCCGTGCGGCGGTCTTTTACGCGCACCTCGGAGTTAAGCTGCGAGACGTACTCAGGGTCGGCGTCGAGGGCGTAGGTCCAGACCTTGCGGGCTCGGAGGCCGTGCAGGAGGTCTTTGCCGGCGAGGTTGGAGTGCGAGACGAGGATGGCACGTTGCGGGATGCCAGGGACAACGATGGCCTGCTTCTCGGAGTAGTAGCGACGGCTCGTCTTTCCGTCCCGATCGGTGACCGCGAAGTCCTCGGAGCCCGAACCTTTGGCAGTCTTCCAGTTACGGCGGGCACACTCGCGGTAGACCTCGGAGGTGTTGTCCCCGGAGTCACAAAAAACTAGGGCCGGGTGGACAGCCCATTGCTTGGCAAACGCCTCGACGTTGTCCCAAGTCTCGATGCGGGCAAAGGCCAGCAGCCGACTATGCCCGGTCTTAGCCCAGCGCCGAACGACCACCCAGAAGTGGCCACGCTGAACGTCGACGCCCATGGTGCGAAAGGCGATGCTCCCCTGCGGTGCGTCCGTCTGCTCGATGACCCGGCCTTTTGGCGAGATCATGGCCTCGGCGTCCCATGCGTCGCCCATCTTGTAGTTGGCTGACTCGGCGGTGCTTACCATCTCGCCACCCTCTTCTGACCAGGGCATGGCCAGACGCTTCTGCTTGAACTGCATCCGGGCGTTATCGTCACCGTATTGGTCGACCGACTCCTTGGCCTTGAGCATCAGCACACCGAGCTCGCCCCAGCTCATCGTCGCAAGGGCGTTCCAGTGCAGGCCGATGTGGCCCGCGTTGACCGATGCGGCGGTGGCGATGAACGTGCCGCGGGCGTTGGCCTCGATGCGGGTGGCGTTGGTGTCAGGGAGCAAGGTGCGGCAGGACGCGCACTCGTAGGTCGTGCCGGCGTTGACCTTGTGCAAGTCCCACGACCCGCTGACCTTGGCGTCCTCGGGGAACCTGATCTGCTCCCACACCCAGGGCTGAAGGTGGTCGCATTTTGGGCAGCGGAAGTTCCAGTCACGTTGGTCGGTCGTCTCGTGCAGCTGATGAAACTCCTGACCCGCCTTGCCGCCCTGAGACATGAAGATGCGTTTGCCCATCCAGCCGAAGGCCGTGACGCGCGCGCTGAGTTCGGCCAAGTGACCGGGCGGGCTCATCCAACACTCGTCGGCGATAGTGTAGCGTAGCGACAAGCGCTGAAGGTTCGCCTCGTTCCAGATGCCGCGGCAGTAGAGCGTCATGCGGTCGAAGTCAGTTGTCGTCGAGCGGTCCATGTCGTCGAGCGAGATGCGGTCCTTCACCGGCGGACAGTTGGCCCACACCGGGCGGAGGTAACGCAGGGCGAAGTCCTTGGCCTCGGGGTCCGTAGCCTGGAGCACCATCGTCGGGCCCGGAGCGTTGGCGATGATGTGGCAAGTGAACAGACGAGCGAAGAGCGATTTGCCCGACTGGATGCTGGCAAGAATGGTCAGCAGTTTCGTCTCTGGGTCGGCGGCAATCCGCAGCGCCTCCGCAATCCATGGCGTCCGCTCCGATCGGAATGGCCCGGGCATCGGAGAGTCAGG